TACTGTCATTATCAGTGCAACATGATTAAATCCGTTATCGGTGTCAAGATCTTCTGCACGTACATCGATACTTGCCTGCTTATCAGAGTCAGTGCCTGCTTGAGTTAGCTGAGTACTTGCTTTCCCGGTTATGTCTTTAACGCCTGTACCACTAGAATCTGATGCTTGAACTAGCTTAAAGTCCAAAGTTGCAGAAGTTCCCAATGTTCCCGCCAGTACAATACCAACAGCAGACTCAAACTTACCCATGTCTACATAATCAGAAGTGTACGCTGCGGCAGCATTTGCATCAGGGTCGACTACGCCAGATATAGCAATGTATTCGCTTGGTTTTTTACTATTCATAATAGTTCCCCTTACGCTCTAGCTGCTAGATTGACATAATAACTCAGAGAGTTAGAGCCATTAGCAGGAGTGATTGCTGAATTTAACCAAGGCTGACCATCTACGCGAAAGATTGATCGAAACGCCATAACGTCATAATCAAACCATAAGTGCATAGAAGTTGAAGCCTCGATCCCGCCTGATTTCGTGATTGTTTGATATCCCATCCAATCAACAAAATATATGTCGCCTGCGTCGCCTACCGTTTGGCAAGTTTGCGAAACAACAACAGGTCTACCTAGTAACATGCCGCCAGGAGCTTCTTTGAAGCCGCTTGTAGGTGGCGTCCAAATAGGCTGATCACCGATAGTCATAGTGAACAACTGCGGTAATGCGTCGTGATTCACAACCCAAGTAGAACGATAAGCGTTAGGATTGCGGGCATACATTTTAGCTACGTTAGCCGCAACAATAGTATCTGCCGTTTGTCCAGACTCTTTCGCAACCGATACAAGTGCTGCTGAGTTGGCTATACCTAAAGGCTTACCTGCGCCATCACCGTTGACAAAAGCGTCATTGGTTTTATATCGGATAGACTCGCCTGCTTTGCTTGGCAAATAAGATGCCATTGCAGAAGAATCCGCCAACAGTTCATTGGTTACAGGTACTAATGCAAACAATTTACGCAAACGCAAGTTTCTTTCTTCAAGAACTGGTTTCGTTTGTGTGGCTTGGCTTGCTTCTGATTCCCAATATGCGCGTACGCCATCTGAACCCCAAGGAGTTGTTTCGTCAGCAGGGAAGCACATACCGTTGCCTGAAACATTCGTGTTATCAGTCATTGGTAAGAATGAATCCATTGCTAGTTCATGCTTTTTGATCTCAGACTTGAAATCAGCTGGTACTGAAAAGCCGCCATCTGCACCGCTTGACTCGTTTCCAAAAGATGTAGGTGCTGCGCCAATCAATAAACGGTTATCAACATTGCCATTAGGCCGTGCTGCGTTATACACCGCAACAGCAAACTCACCAATATGATCAAAGCCACCCTTAGGATCGCTTTCTCTCATATCGATAGAACTTGATACGGTTACGGTATTGACCGCCTCTTTGTTAGTGATGGCTGAAGCTTTCTCTAGTTCGATTAAGGACTTTTCCTCGTCAATCTTGCCGTTGATCGCTGCAACGCTATCTTTAAGACCTGCATACTGTACTGATTCCTCATCAGATAAGTCGCGGCCTTCGATATCTGCAAGAGTACGCATAGCGGTAATTGCATCCGCTCTTTGTTCTTGCAATACGTTTAATCGCTTGCTCATTTTATAATCTCCAAAATGATATTTAAGGTTTGCCTTTCGGCTGTTATTCAACGATCAACAGATCGCTATTGAATTTCTAGTAAATCTATTTCTGCATTCATTCGTCTTGACGGTGCTGTTTTTGTCACTCTGCTTAAGACTTGATCCATTGTTTCAATGGTATCAACTAAACCCGCGATTAATGCGTCTTTAGCGGTCAACGCTCGACCTTCACCATAACCATTCTTAACATCGCTCAATGATGCGCCTCTGTTACGCGCTACCATTGATGCAAATTCTTCATAATAACTGTCAATAACTGATTGGATTGACTGCGTTGCTTCATCGCTTAAAGGTTCAAACTGATTCCCTTCAACTTTATACTTGCCCGCACTGATCATGGTCGTTTTGAATCCTTCGTTTTCTTCAAACTTAGAAACATCTGTATGGGCTGTTAAAACACCAATAGATCCCGCCATGCCAGAAGGCGTGATGACAAACTCACTTGCCGCTGACCCTATCCAATAAGCCGCGCTTGCTGCCATTGAATTAGCAACCGCTATAATAGGTTTTGATTCTCTGGCTTGATAAATCTTCTCAGCAACTTCCTGTACGCCTGCAACAGATCCGCCCGGTGAGTCAATATCTAGCACAATTGTCGTAACGCTTGGATCATTAACTGCGCGATCTATCTGCATCCCCAGTAATTCTGTTGATGTTCCGCCCGCGCCTGATATATTATTAACCATATGTATTCTGTGAGAGATAACGCCATGCACGGGAATGACCTGTACTTGCCCGCTTGGCGACTCTGTGGTGTGCTGCATTGCTTCTGGCATTGCTTGAACGTCGAACCCTGATGCCTTGATGCCTATGAATTCTATGATCGCATCTAGCTTGTCGGGCATTATCGCCCAAGGAGTATTGAATACGGCTTCTACTATTCGTGGATATTTCATATAAGTTCCTCTAGTCTTTTCGCCCTTGCTGCGATCCATTCTTCATTCATAAGTGAATTAACATCGCCTGATTCTTTGATTTGTATTGCAGACTCTGTGATGTAGGTGTTAGCTTGCTCAATATTAATAGGAAGTTGCTCTCTCATGTACTTTCTGAATTTTCCATAATATTCAATTGCCCATAGACTGAACTCGTCTTTGTTTTCTATTCTGTCGTTTGCTTCGGTGACTGATACCGCTTCTTTTCTTGCAACCATCATAGCCTGTTGGTTTGGTTCGACATTAGGTGATGCCATATTTAACTGCTGCAATGGTTCGTCTAGTCCATCAATCGGGTTTCTATTTTCGGATATTCTCGCTTCGTTGCGCGTCATCCATCCGTTAGTGATGGCAGATCCATAAGCCTCATAACGTGATTTGATATCGCCCCTTAATAAGCCATCAACTAAAAACTCTGCAAAATATTTGTCGTTTTCATTAATAAGATCTCGGCTGACTGCTTGTTCCCAACGTACAAACCAAGGACGCATTGTGTGAATAACAAAATCTAAACTCTGCTGTTCTATGTTAGAAAAGGCTGATTTAGTAAGATCACCAATCATATGAGGTGGCACTCTGAAAATACGAGCGATATCGATATTATTATACTGCCGTGACTCTAGGAATTGAGCGTCTTTATTGCTTACGCCAACCTCCTGATATTCTATGCCATCCTCTAATACTGCTGTTTTGCCTCTGTTTAAACCACCTTGAGCTTGTTGCCACGCTTTAGCAAAGTTGCTGCGTTGCTCTTTGTCTTTAAAATGACCGGGATGCTTCAATACTCCGCCGGGTTTAGCGTCATTCTTAAAGAATCTTGACGAATAATCATTGGCGGCCATCGTCGCGCCTATCGTTTCGCGGTGCTGTTCGATTGGACTTAACCCAACCAAGCCATCTGATGACATCCCGCGAATATGAAACACTTCACTTTGTTCTAATGTTGTTAGCCCGCCTTTCGTTTGAACTTGATAATAAACAGACATATCATCCCGCATAACAGGCTTAACAAAATCAGGATGTAACGGGATTAAACTTTCACTTCTAAATGACTTCACTTTTTGAGCGTATGCGTTCCCCCTCAATAGAAGGTGATACATCATCATTTCTCTAAACTCCATTGATGTCTGCCAACTGTTAGGCTGACTATGGAGAATGTTATATAAAGGCCGTTTTACTGCCCTATTCTTGTTCTCTCCGTTGCGCTCATAAAGTATAAACGGCAGCGATGATAGTGTTTCAGCAATAACTTTAACGCAAGCGTAAACTGCGGTAACTTGCATGGAATTATCTTTAGTAATCTGACTCCCAGACTGCGTATTAATGCCTACAGATCCATACCAGAAGTCGTCGTGTGGATCGGGCGTTGACTCTCCCGCTAATATCTGGCGTAGCATTACGCGTATATTCCTTTGATACCTAAGATGATTAACGGTATGCCAATGGATACAAGGGAAGCATTTAGGCCATATTGCAAGAATACGCCCGTTCCTGTGAGTGTTAATCCTATCAGTAGGATAAAATCTATTAGCTCTAACCTCATATAATCATTAAATCCTCTGTGTCATATATTGTGCCGCTATCGCCTGCGTCTATAAGTCTGATAGCTCTGTTTGCCATTGATAATGAAATCATGCCATCTATGCGTCCTGTTGATTTTTTCTTTGTAAATTTTCTATTTTCTGATGCATCTTGTTCTAGCACTGCGTTTGCCGCGCACATTGTCATCACTGGATTGTCTTGAATTTCTATCGATTGATTTAATATGTCTTGCTCTAATTGAGAGACTGCTTGACCCATGTCTTTAAAGCCTTGACCGTGCGGCATTACTGCCATGCCGTGTGCATAACCATCTTTTGCAATTAAGGTTTCTTTGTCACCATCTGTCTCTAATTTAGCCTCGTAACATTCAAAGCCTAATTCATCAAGTTCTCTTATTAGATCTTGAATTTTCCATCTATCAAACGCTAAAACTGAGATAGGGTTTACTTCGTTTATTGTTTTAATCTGCTCCGCTATATAAGCATAATCAATAGAGCTTCCTGGGACCCCAATTAAACTGCCATCATTAACCCATTGAGTGTATGGAACGCGATCCCTGTTCTCTCTTTCTCGTATTGTGTCTTGAGGTGTCCAGAAATAAGAAAATGCTTGTTTCTTTTCGCCGTTAAATAAAATTGTTAGGGCTGTTAAATCTGTTGTTTTAGATAAATCAATGCCCGCAACGCATGTTTGCCCTTCTGGCATTTCAATATCTTTAACGCATGCATCCCATGACTCTCTTGATATCCAAGGTTCTGACGCATCCACCCACTCGCAAAAGTTTAAACGCCTTACAATTGATTCTTTTGAAGGCATCCCCTTTGCGCTTGCAACCTGTCGCCTTAGATAATCATAGCCGGGCGTTACAGGTAATGAGGGATTAGCTTTGACCCAACATGACTCGTCCTTAAAAGGATCATCGCCTTTATCAAGTGAACAAACGAAAGCAAAAAAAGAATCATCATCTGTTGGATCTTTCGGATCACATATCTTGCAAGCGTATTCGTGATATTCAAAACAAACTGATTGACGATCATGCCCTGAGTTAGTAATCATAAAATCCAATGCTTGCCGTCTGGATTTTTTACCCGCAGACATAAACTCAATCATTGCGTTTGTTGGGTGTTCGTGTATTTCGTCAATCAGATTACAATGTGGTCGAACTCCGGACTGTCCTTTCCCGGTATTCTCTGATCCTATTGGCCTAAAAAATGAGCCGTTGTCCCGGTAGTACAGATTCCATTCTCTACCCTTTGCGCCTGTTGTTGATAATCGGCTGCTGAGTTGAGGAGACTGTTCATACATTGCAATGGCATCACGGAACAAAATCATTGCTTGATCGCGTTTTGTAGCAACACTGTAAATCTCTGCTCTTGGTTCTTGGTCGGCAACCATCATCTTTAAACCAATGCCCGCAGCTAGCGGCGACTTACCAGATCCTTTTCCTGTCTCAACGTAAACCGTTGAAAATCTTCTGTAATCTGTCGCTTCCCACTTCCAGCCA